TTCTTTTAGCTTTTTTGAGTTTATTCTAGTAGAGTAAGATGTTTTATATGTTGCAAGGGTAACTCCGTTGCAAACTAAAGACTCTTTGTCCGAAAATGCTTCTTTAACTATAAAATCAAGCTCTTCTTTTCGCTTTGTTATAACTGATTCCTGGGATTTTATGTTTTTTAATTCTAGTAAAGCATTAATTATTGTTTCGTCGGCTTGAACAGAAGAATCGGGAGAAGCTACTGGAAACTTATTATTTAAATCTCCAACACTCGACGGTGCAGGTGGAATTTGTGGTATTATATGATCATTCCAAAAATTAACTCCCTCACTGACAAGAAATTCATAATAGTTTTTGTCAAACTCAATCTCTTTAATGAAAAAGTCTTTTGCTCCTGCTAAACATTGAACACCTAAATAACATTTCTTCTTGCCCGATAAACCAAGGTAATATTGTATCTGAGTGTAATAAGTTGCTGGTATTTCTTCGCTTTCTTTTATCTTATGCGAAGCGGTTGTTTTTGCCTCTATTATACAATCACCTATTAGTGCATCTGGACTTCCACCTAAAAAGTCGTATACAGGGTGTTGTAAAAAATATGGCTTTATCAGAGGAAGACCAACTTTGTCTGCTACATTTTGTAACACCATAGGTTCGAGAGCTAAGCCAATTTTCATGTGGCTATTTGATTCTGTTTTTGGATTTAATCCTAATTTATCCTCATATAACTCTAATAAAGTTTTGTACTCATTGACTCCAACAACTGTAGAAATACATGAGCCTCCTAGATAACTTAGCCGTGATTTTCCGTACTCGTTTGCTTGTTCCATTTTAATTTCCTTTTTTTGTTTGATTTATTATTCAGTAATTATACTGAAATGCGAATGAAGCCTGCCGATTTGTGGGCGGTAGGCTATATCGTACTTCAATGTTATGGGGTTAGTAGTTTGTATACTTCCTGGAATAGCTCGGGGAGAATAACTTTGTTTATTTCATCATGTTTTTTTTGGTCTTTTAGCTTTTCCGCCATAGGATTTGACGTTATAAACGAACCTCCATGATGATAAAGTTCTGCTATATCTGACAGAGAATAAAATGTTTTCATTAATTCTGATAATAACCAGCTTTCATTATTATCCACTACTGTGGATTTAAAGTCTTTATTCTCATTAATATGACTACAAGATTTATTGTGGAATTTCCATGCAATTGAATGATTCCAGTGACTATGAGACATTATATCTTTGCTCCGTGAAGGTACATTTGAGGTAAATATTGTAATATATCCAAATCCCCAGTACCAACCACAATCCCATGATGCCTCAGTTAACCATACTTTTTTGCCATCATGGTCTGTTCCCAATAAATAATATTTTTCGCCGTTCCGCTCATCAATCTTTTTTTTACACTTGTTCATTTTTGCCCGCCTAACTTGTACGATAATATTTTGCTTGTTTTCTCGCCAAGCTCACAAAGTTCTTTGAATTTTCTCATACGTCTCGGGTGTAAATCCTTACCTTTAGTACTCACCAATAGTTTTACTTGTGCATCTGAAACACATTCTTCTAATATCGTTAGTTCATCTGTTGTAAATTCTGTATCCATTTTTTTATAGCCCTTTTGCATTTTTTGCGTAGTCGTTAACTCTTTTTATCTTTGCATAGTAACCAGCTTTTTTTATATTTATCATATCTTCTCTGCATATATTGTTACTGTTAATAATCCAGTCAACTTTTAACAAGCTACATCTTCTAACTGCTACATTTATTATTATTTTGAATAGCCGACTATCATTAATTATTAATCTTTTTGAATTATTTATCATTCTAGCTATTAAAACCCTATCTATTGTTTTGAAGCTATAGTCGTATACATGGCAAGTATCTGTATAAAACAAGGCTGATAGTTTGCATAGCCTTATAAAATTTAAACTAGAGCTTCCGCTAAACGCATTTAGCTCATGGTAAAATCGTCCATCCTGTACAAGCTTTTTTAGCGTAATATCTCTGACATTATTTTCTGATAAAATACGTCTTGCCCTGGTAACTGTTATTGGTTTGTCTCCGTATAGCTCATCCCAGATTTTACCTCTGAACCTAGAAGGGCAGTAGTGTTTTGTCTGTGTGTAAGGAATATTTTGTATCAAATCCTGAGTAACATTCTTTTTAAAGCCAGCTGTAGCGTTATTATAATCGCTGAGGTTGATTAGGACATTATGCTTTTTAAGGATAGCTATATGCTTATTGTTTAGTCGGGCTGGTAACTTTATTGCATACTCGTTAATTGGTAGCTCTGCATAGTCAAGGTCCTCTAGTTCAATGTCTCCATACCTTGATATTTTATTTGTTCCGCCTACATGTGTAGGGCTTTTTATTTCGTGTAGTGTCATAACTTTTCTACCTTTTGTTTGCTTGTGTGTGTGTAGCGTGTGTGTAGCGTGTGTGATTAAGAGTTGTATACTCCGATTAGGCAGATAAGCCCGAATAAAAGTGAAGCCGCTCCTATAAATAAATAAGCATTGTCTTTATTCATCTTTTATATTCCTTGTGTTAAAGGTTAACTGTACGTGGCGAGTGGGGTATGCTATATTCGTTAAAAGCCATTGCAAAATATGCGTTGACCTGGCTAGCTATTTTTCATCCCCCTATATATCTCATTGCAAAAAAAGGAACACTCTGTCTATCTATTTTTTAGCCTCCCTACAGAAAATCCCATTGCAAAATATGCGTTGACCTGGCTAGCTTTTTTTTCTCCCCCGACATGGCTATTTACTTATTTGATTATTTTTTTTAAGTTTGAAATAAATATTTTGAAAATAAAATAAATATTTGAAAAATAAAATAAATATTTTGAAAATAAAAATAGATATTGGATTTTAAAACTGGATATAGCATTAATAATTCGGGCTATATCCAGTGTTATTTTCAGGCTGGACTTGTGTTTTACATAAGACCCTCGAGCTCTAGATAACGTCTAATAATACTCAACCTTGCTTTTTTTATTCGGGCTCTGTTTGCCTTGTTTTTTACTTCAAATGATAAATCACTTTTGGCTTGGTTATCCTTCTCGGCTTGCTGTGCTTTCCTAACTTCCTTATCTAGGTCGTAGGCTCCATAGCCTAACTTTTGTTTGGGCTTGTAGAATATCCCTTGCTCCAACATATTTTGCATTGAACTTTGCATCTGTTTTGTCTTTCTTTGTTTGTAGGATTTACCCTTGCTAGGCAAGGGCAAATTTTAAGGCGGGCTAAATAAGCTCGACGTCTCTGTCTGTTATGATTGCCTCGTCTTTGAAATTCAAATACCGAGCGATATTTTTCACTACACTCATGAAGCTATTTGCGTCTCTTTCAATTACAATTTTGGCGTCGGTATTTGATAAGTGACATTTGAAAATGTAGGTATATTTAAAAAAGTCTTCGAGTTCTAACAAGTCATATTTGCCAGCTGGTAATAATGCCAGTTCCTCACAAGCTATAACTTGTTTAGGTATATGTATGCTATCATTTTCTATATGTTTTTTGCGAGTTGCCTCGATCTTGTTGCTACCTGCTAAAAGTTCAAGGCATACGTCCAGAGTAAAGCCTGAATCAGTTAAAGCCTGTAGTACTGGGGAGTACACCTCTCTACCGCTTCGACTACTAATACGTAGACTTTCCAGCCTTGCTATTAGGTTACTGTTTGCTACTCTGCCAAAAGTCACTGGCGTAACTTCTGTCACTTCTGTAACTTCTGTAACTTCTGTAACTTCTGTCACTTCTGTCACTGGCGTAACTTCTGTAACTTCTGTAACTGGCGTAACCGGCGTAACTTCTGTAACTGGCGTAACCGGCGTAACCGGCGTAACTGGCGTCACTGGCGTCACTGGCGCAATCTGTGTTTCGTTGTTTTCCATTGTTCAATCCTTTGTTGTTTATAGGTTGCTGTAGTCCCAGACAAGTGTTGTCTTGACTACAGGCATAACACAAATTGATTTGTGTATGCCCTTTGCTTTTTACTTTGCCACCGCGACGGTGAAAGCTTTTAGTTGAGGTAACTCAACAAAAAAGCACAGAGCAAAAAGACTTTAACTAAAAAACTTTGCGAATATCAAAAAGTGTTATTCGCTACTAATAAAGTACACCTTTAAAGAGATTTTGCAACTACTTATTTTAAAATAAGTAGTTAATAGTCAAGGGGTTGCGAAACAAAAGCCAACCGAAGGGCGGCGATATTGACTCAACCTTGTCCACCAAATATACAGTTTTTTACCAAAAAAGAAGGTCCACCAAAATGGGCAGTTTTTTACCAAAAAAGAAGGTCGATGATTTGCTAGCCAGCCCGAGATTTGGTAGCCAGCCCAGGGTTGGACTAGATGCCCGAGGCTAGGCTAGGCTTGGCAGAGTATTTTTAGGGCGGGCTAGATTTTTGAGGCTGGGCTAGGTTGGGCTAGGCTGGGCTTAGGGGGCAGGGCAAAGTTAGGCTGGGCTAGTAGGTTGAGCCGAGGGAAAAATGGGTAGCTGGACCAAAGGGTTGGGCTAAAGGGCTGGGCTAAAAGGCTAAGCCAAAGGGCTGGACCAAAAGGCTGGGCTAAAAGAAGTGGCAAAATTAAGCTGGGCTAGACTTGAAACTAGAGTTTTGTATGATATAGTTTCCCTATGACTAGGGAAAAGCATGCCTTGTCTAAAATTCATAATAGCCAATACTTTGCGTATCCAAGACTATAACGTAACCAAGGCTTCGCATAACCGCACGCGAGACGACAGCATTTCGAAAGGCAAAATGGAGGGCTTTTTTTGGTGATAGAGGGCAATATTAAGAAGGCTGTAGTACACCTAAAGATGAGGGAGCGAGAGGAAACTTCGTTTTACTCTGGGCTGGAAAGGGTGAAATACGTACAAAAGAACTTGCCGATTGAAGGCAGACGAATACACAAAATGTATTACAATACTGATGAACATAGAGCATTTGTAAACAGGGCATATAGCAAGTTACATGAAAAAGAGGATAGAAGCTGGGAGTACGTGTTTACATTCTTACTCGGGCTAAGACAGGATGACTTTGTTATGCTTAAAGGAATATTCAATGACGGAAAACAAGTAAAGGATATGATGGACTTAATGATAATGGATATGGAGGCTCAGTGATGCAAGAGGAAAGTATACGGAATGTCTTTGGAACATTCGAGCAGGACAATACAGACTTCATGGATGAGATTCAACTACTACCAAGGAAGATTGTCTACAAGGGCAAGGGCTACATGGTTTATAATAGGAATTTCTTCAGGGCTATAACCGTGGCTATGGGAAACACTGATAACATTAAAGAAACTATTATAAAGAAATTCTTGAAATGGAAAACAAATTCAAAAAAGAATTAGCTGAAGAAGGGTTCAGCCATATTAAAGTTTCGAAAGAATTTGATATATGGTGCTTAATGTCTCCTCTCAGCGAAA